GCGTCTTACGCCATCGATAAAGAGTTTGGGCGTCTGAATAAGACGTTATCAACCATCGGCATCAATGGCTCTGCAGTAGCAGGCGGTATTGCAAAAGTTGGCTTAGCTATGGCCGGTCTATCTGCCGGGGCTGGCCTTGCTGTTATGGTTGGCATGTTTGATAAGTCAGTGGAGAGCGCAGCCAAACTGCAAGAGATGTCAGAAAAGACAGGCGCATCCATCGAAAAGCTGTCTGGCATCAGCACTGTGGCAAAAATTCAGGGCGCTGACATGGATGCGGTTTCGGCTGGCATGGCAAAGCTGGCAGTCAATATGGAAGCCAGTGGCGGCGCATCTAAAAAGATGAGCGATGCCCTGGGCCGCATTGGTCTGTCTATGGCCGATCTCAAAGGCAAAGATACCGGCACCATGTTTGAAATAATCAGCCGTAGCATGTCTAAGTACGGCGATTCTGCAGGGAAAACCGCCGTTGCTGTAGAGCTGTTTGGCAAGCGCGGCGCCGAGCTGATCCCCACGATGAACCTTCTTGGCGAATCTGGCGACCTTGTTGTTAAAACGACCGAACAGCAAGCCCTGCAAGCCGATGCTTACGAGAAAAACATTCAACGTTTGACCTTAAGCAAAGACGCGCTGTACAAGACCATCAGCATGTCGTTGCTGCCAACTGTTAACGCATTTGTTGAATCAATGATTGACGTTAACAACGAAACTGACGGCGCACGAAAAGCCGTTAAAGGCCTTGCCGAAGATGGCAGCCTAAAAGAGTGGTCGATTGTTAGCGGTTACGCCGTGGCCGGGCTGGCTGATACGTTTAGCGCATTGGGCAAAGCCGCTCTTACAGCCGGAATGACGATTTCAACCCCGATTAGCGCAATGTTCAAGCTGATTAGCGGGGACGCTGAGGCCTCTGCCAACAAGATCGCATCATTCAAAACCCGTATGGATGAGCTATGGGGCGGCAAGTCTTTTACCACCCGCTTCGGCGAAAAGCTAGATAACCCAACAGCGCTATCAACAAGCGACAAATCAAAGATCACCGGCGGCAACACTGGCTCGGTTGCCAACAAAGCTGGCGATGGTTTTATCAGCAGCCTCAACGCCCGGCTGACCAAAGGCGTTAGCGGCGAATATGCCCAACTAATGCAGCAAGCGGACGAGAAAGGTGTTACCAAACAGGCCGCCGCTTTAATTGAGCAGATTCGCGCCCTTGATGAAGGCCTATCGCTCAAAAACTACACCAAGAGCCTTGAGTTGGCTACTGGCGAGTACCAGACACAAATCCAGCAGATCGGCATGAGCAAGGAGCAGATCGAGCTGATGAACGTCGACCACAAGATGACGGTAGACCTGCAGAAGCAGATCGAGCAGATCGAGCGATCCAAGGGGGCGCTGACAGCTGAAACCCGCGCCGAAATGGAAGGCCAGAAAAAGTCAGCCGTTGAAACGATTCAGAGCCTGATCAAGATTCGTCAGGAATCAGAAAGCTCTATCAGCGGCGGCGCAACCCGCGCCATCAATAACTACATGGATGCGGCTGGCAATGTCGGCAAGCAGGTAGAGACCACCTTTACCAACGCCTTCAAGAACATGGAAGACGCCATGGTTCAGTTTGCCATTACCGGCAAGATGAATTTCACCAATTTTGCCAACAGCGTAGTCGCCGACATTATGCGGATCTACGTGCGCATGGCCATTACCGGATTGATTGGCAAGGTGGGCGGCATGTTTGCCGCTGGTGCTACCGGTGGGGCCGACCAGGGCACGCGGTTAGAAACCGGCGGTGCTATGTCCAACATGCAAGCCAACGGCGGCGCATGGCTCGGCGGTGTGCAAAAGTTTGCATCGGGTGGCGTCTTTAACTCGCCGCACCTGTTCCCAATGGCGAACGGTGGCACCGGAATGCTCGGTGAGGCAGGCCCAGAGGCCGTGATGCCTTTGACCCGTGGCAACGATGGAAAGCTGGGTGTTAGGTCGTCTGGCGGCGGTTCTGTTGTAGAGGTTAACGTGGTCAATCAGGCAACGGCAGACGGCTACCAGGCAACGGCATCGCAAAGCACCGACGACAACGGCAAAGACATCATCACGGTGATCGTGGAAAAGGTGAAGGGCGCCATGAACCAGGACGTGCGCAATAACGGCCCGTTCTCGCAGTTGCTTTCCAATAAATACGGCCTGCGTGGCTCAATGTAAGAGGCAGACATGACGACTCCTACCTTCCCGACCTACGCAAAGATTCAGTTTGCAGGCTATAGCCAGCAGCGTGAATCTGCCATTATGCGCACCGAAATGGAATCTGGCCCACCGCGCCAAACCAAGGTTCGATCCAAAGTGATGCTGACGCGCAACGTCAAACTCTACTTTGCCACGCTGGCCGACTTTCAGTCTTTTGAGGCCTGGTATGCCGCCGAACTTAGCCTGGGGGCGCTTTGGTTCAACTTTCCGGACCCGGTATCCGGCACCACGGTATCTGGCCGGTTTGTCGGCGGTGGGTACAGTGCTACACCCTTAGTCGGCGGCCTTGCTGCGTGGATCGTTGACGCAAAGATCGAGAGCTGGAGCTAACCGTGGCACGCAATTATTCAGCCCAGTACAAATCAACGCTTAGCCGCGTGTCTAACGAAGAAGCGCCGTTGTTTCTAGTAGAGATCAACCACGCATCACTTGATGCGCCGGTTCGGGTCGTTAACGACACGCAGGACCTGGTTAGCAACGGCAATACCTATATTGCGTGCCCTTTCCGCTGCGTACTGCCTGATGACTTTGAGGGTCAGCTTCCAAAAGCCCGCCTTGCTGTCGATAACGTGGGCCGTGACTTGATGTACTGGATTGAAACATCGGGCGGCGGCGCTGGCAGCACCGTAAAGCTGTTGCAAGTGATGCGCTCTCGACCGGACACCGTTGAATGGTCGATCAACATGAATCTATACAACGTGCAGGCCACCATGCAGGAAATTACCGCAGAGCTCGGCTACGAAAACCTGTTTGCTAAACCGGCCATTAAAAAGCAATACCGACCCGATAACTCGCCGGGGGTGTTCTGATGAACCACTGGACAGAACGATACATCGGGCAAGAATACGAGGCAGGCACCGCCGATTGCGCCCGTCTGTTGGCACGGGTTCGCCACGAACAGTTTGGCCTGCCGGTACCTAGCGATATCGAAGTAGAGCGAGCAGCCTCACGGTTGGGTCGCGTAGGCCAGATGGAAGACCTGGTTGAAGAATTCGGGGTTAAAACAGATGCGCCGGTAGATGGCGACGCGGTGCTAATGATCTGCCGAGGCAGGCCGAGTCATATCGGCGTTTTTGCAATGGTATCTGGCGAGCCGTGCGTGTTACACGCCATGGAAAACGCCGGGCATGTGGTGTTGCACAGAATCCGTGATCTGGGTCGCGTTTTGTTGGCGGTTGAGGGGTATTACACATGGAAATGAAGCAATCCCATGTTAAGACGCAGCTAGAGATTCTATGGCGTCCGCACCCATTATTGCCAGCCGCTGACTGCGAACTGCGTCAGCAGACATGGAGCGCAGGTCAAACCGTACGCGAGGTTTTGCTGGCCAACGGCTTAGACCCGCACCAGCCGATTGTTATTGTGCTGGATGACCGCCTACTGACCGTTGAAGAGTGGGACACCATCTCGCCGCAGCCGGGCCAGATCATCAACGTTAAGGCCGAGGTTGAAGGCGGCGGCGGTGGCGGCGGTTCTAATGCCGTTCAAATAGTCGCAATGGTTGCGCTTGTGATAGTAGCTGTTGCTGCGCCATATTTAGCACCAGCTTCGTGGGGGGCGCTGACAGCTGCCGGTGGACTATCAATGACCGGCGCAATGATGACAGCTGGCATCATGATGGCCGGATCGCTAGTCATAAACTCGGTGTTTGCTGCAAACATTGCAGCAAACGACATGGGGTTAAACGGCTCAACCGGCCAATACAGCCAGGCATCCCCAACTTACAGCCTATCCGGCGGCCAAAACCGAACGCGCCCCTATGAATCGATGCCGGTCATCATGGGGGTGCATCGCCACATACCCGATAACGGCGCAAAGCCATTTACCGAGTACCACGGTGAAGACCAGTATCTGTATCAGGTGTTTCACCTAGGGCTATCAGCAACTGACCGTTCTGATTGGCGCATCGGAACCAACCCGATTAGCAACTACACCGACTGGAACTGGACGTATACCGACAGCGCTGGCCGAATCAATGGGTTCCCTGGCAACGTAGACAGCACCCCCGGCGCTGTTTTAGAAAACGCCTCTGGCTGGATCGTACGCACCACATCGCCCGATACTTACCGCATCGGCATCGACATTGAAGGCACGATGTACTACGCCAACAATGGTGGCGGCCTAGACGGCACCAGCGTGCAGCTCCGCGTGCAGTACAAGCCATCGAACTCGGCCAATTGGATTGATCCTACGCAAATCACCGGCTCCGGTAGCGGTTTTGTGACCGGTAGCTATCAGCCGTATTACGTAAGAATATCTCGCCGAATGTTCAGGTTTGGCAGAGAATCAACAGAAGTTGTTGAAATTAGCAAAGCGCAATACGACGCAGAAATAAATTACAGGCCGAGCGTTTATGAAGACCCTATGGGCTATGTTTTTTCGGCTTTATATTATAACGAGACACGCTGGCGCTTTGTAGCCGGGGCCGGTGGCACCGTTATCGTCTCTGGCGCAAGCCAGGCACCACGTCGTGCCACGCTGTTTATTGATGTACCAACTGGTAGTTACGACGTTCGCGTGATCCGCGACACAGGCGACAGCACCGACGCACGCCTGCAGAACAAAACGAATTGGTCGACGCTTCGCAGCTACCAGGCTGATCGTGGCGACTACACAGGTCAAAACAGACTCGGCCTGACCATCAAAGCCAGCGAACAGCTCAACGGTACTGTGCAGCAATTGTCGTACATGGCCGAAGCCTACGCCTATTACTGGAACGGCAGCGCATGGGTATGGGCCAAAACAAGCAACCCTGCGCACTGGTACATGGACTTTGCCCGTGGCCGATACGACGGCAATGGCAACCTGTTGTATGGCATCGGCATGGCAGAAAGCCAGATTGATGTGGCTGGTCTTGCTGCATGGGCAACGTTCTGCGCTTCAGAGGGTCTGTCGTTTAACGCCGTGCTAGATCGTAACCAGACGGCGGCAGACGTTCTTACGGCTATAGCACGCTGTGGTTTTGCATCGCCCACCTGGGCGACTGGCAAACTGGGTGCAATTTGGGATTCTCGCAACGCAACACCGGTAGCGGCATTTGGGATGAGCAATATCATTCGCGGTAGCTTTGAGGTGTCGTACATCACCGAGCAGCTGGCCGAGGAGATCATTGTTCGCTTTACTAATCCGGCCAAGGATTGGGTTCAGGACGAGATCCGGGCCACGGTGCCTGGAATTACCGACCCGGCGCGTAGCAGCACAATCGATCTACTGGGTTGCACAAACGCCAGCATGGCCGGTAAGTTTGCCAACTACCTTGCTGCGCAACAGTATTACCGCCGCCGCCGGGTTAAATGGGAGTGCGACTTCGAGGGCTTTGTCTGCCAGCGCGGGGACGTAGTGCTGTTGTCTCACGATCTGACCCAGTGGGGCTACTCCGGTCGAATCGTCAGC